TGGACCTTCGCCGGGGCGATCAGCTCCTCGATCCTGTCGGCGGCATCAAGCAAGGCGTCCCGTCGGCTCGGACGCCAGTTCTCCACGTCGGCAGCACACCCGCCGGCGTGAACGACCACGGATCCACCGGTGATCGGCTGCACCGTCCCGTGAAACTCATGGACCTGCAGCCCCCAGCCCGTCAGCACTGGCGAGACGTTGATACGCCAGACCCTAGGAAACTCAGCCATGAATCACCTCGTCGTGGAAAAGCCGACGCTGGGCCTTCTCTTGCTGGCGGCGTTGCGACTCCAGCCGCTTCGCCTCTGCCCTGCGTGCGTCACGCAGGCGGATGTAGGTTCCGTAGGCTTCCGACTTCGGTTGGGCTTGGCCTAGCCCCTTGCACCAGTAGTCGTTTCGCAGCAGCACCTTGCACATCCGCCGCCACGAAGGTGCCCAGCACTTGGCCTCCAACTCCGGCGGTGCCTCTTCCGGGATGGACGTGTAGCCGCGTTGGTGCCATCCCCAAATGAACTTCTTGAACCGTGCGACGTAGTGAGATCGCGTCTTTGCCGGCATCGTCTGTAGCAACAGATTGCAGAACGACCGCCAGGTGTGACCGTCCGGCTTCGTGATCTTGTGGTAGCCGTTGATATTGCCACGCTCCTCGATGTAGAGCGATCCGCTGTTGGCCCCATTGACGCGGGCCACCAGCTTGAACCACGTCTGCGGCTCGAGAATGTGGTACAGCCACAATCCGCGACGCTGGTCGTCACCGAACGGCTGGCAAAGCCGCTGCTGAGACAGCTTGACGCCGGCCTGATTCATCCGGTCGTAGATGCCGTTGTGCGGCTTGTCCGAATGCTTGGCGTGATAACGCCAGATATCCTCGGTGAGCCAGTCGTAGATCGGGTAGACGTTGAAGACTCGGTCAACGATGTTCGTCGTCCACCGCCGCCCGCCAAACGTCTTGCCACGCTTCTCCCAGGTCGCAATCGCACAGTAGCGGTGGAGGCTTTCCTGGGCACGGATGCCGATGAATCCTGCGGTTAGTTCATTCTGCCCGTACCACTCACCAAAGAGGACGATGAACTCCTCGAACTCCATACCTGGGATGGCGAACGGATAGTCCTTCTCGGTCTTGCAGCCGAGCGGCTTCTCGCGAATCCAGGCATCCTGCTTCTCTTCATCCCAGCACGTCCACCGCGGCTCGTAGTTCGTGACTGCATTCCGAAGAAGCATCGGGATGCAAATCCAGTGCGGGTCGATGTTGTTCCGGTACATCGCAAACATTTCGTCAACGTGGGTGATCGTCTCCGAATATTGGGCCTCAAAGTCGATGAACATCACGGCAACCTTGCGGCCACGCTTGATCGCCTCATCCATAACGAGGTGCATCATCACGCTTGAATCCTTGCCGCCCGAAAAGGCGACGTAGATTCGCGGGAAGTTGTCGAACGTCTCCGAGATGCGGCGTCGGGCCGCAGTCAGCACGTCAACGTCGTTGAATCGCTTGACGCCCATCAGTAAATCTCCATCTCTCGGTCTGGTGCGGCTTCATCCATCCGCACCGGCTTTCTGCCGCTGGCCTTGAGCCACTTATTGAGTGCCGCGAGTGCGGACTTGTTGGCTTCCTGCTGCTGCTGCTCCGTGAGCAGATAGAAGCCGCCGCGGTACACGGACGGGATCCCTAGGGCGTAGCACGTCGCGGCCTGCCCCAGCCACGCGATCCGGTTCATCGCGTTATTGGTCAGGTAGTGCTCGCAACTGTGCTTCCACTCGTTCACGACACCGCGGAGAGCCTTGCGGAATGCCGGAATGTCAGCGAGCAACGCTCGCATAGCCTCTTCGCACTGAGCCTTGTTCATGCCGTCCTTAGTGGTGGCATAGAAGCCGGCCTGATGGCACTCCCACTTGTCGAAGGTGTGAAAGATTCGTCCGTCGTCCGACGTGTTGACAGTGCGAAATCCAGCCGTCTCCGACTCCCCGTAACTCTTAACGTCGTCGGTGAGTTCCGCGAAATCTGCCTCAGTCACCGATCCTTCAACGTCCCACGACTTTGAGAACTCTTGGTCGGTGAACAACTCAGCCAGCCCGCTGATCTGGCAAAGCCGCAGAATCTCGTCTTGATCCATGCCCAGTTCGCGGGCGATCTTCTCGTCCGACCAGTTCCGACGCTTCAACTCAATCACGATGTCGCTCATGGCCGTGACGGCGTGCTTGCCGCGGGCACGGTTGTGGCGAATCGTGGAGGCGATCCGGTCGCCGCGATCCTGGCGATCCGTGTTAATCGTCGTGAGCGGAAGGTAGCCGCGAATCCGCTGCCGTACCTCCATGCACTCGCGTCCAACGCGGTTGCGGTGGAATCCGTCCACAACCTCACGCACGCCGTCCTTGTTCCACGAGACGATCGGCTGTGTGTAGCCGTCTTCGAGGATCGACAGCTTCAATAGCTCCATCTCCGGCGGAGCGACGCTGTTGGGGTTGTAGTCGTTAGCCGTAATCCCGTCGGTGTGAACCCACTCGATGCAGTCCACCGGCTCCCGGCTGAACGGCCCGGCGTCGTGCATCATCCGCCTGGCGGCGTTTAGCTCCTCGACCTGCTGGGCGAGAGGCATCCGCTTGAGTCGGTCGCACCACTCTGAAATAAAGTCCAGCATCATCATTACCTCGCCTCCATGTGTATTGGCCCCGTGACGTGGGGCGGTCGGTCTCGGCTCGACGGCGGAAGTTTCCGCGACCGAGACAGCCGGTGTATGCCCGCCATGTCAGAGGGCGACGACCGCCGGCTGCGTCACACGGTGGCCGATGATTGGCAGCCACTACGGCCCGTGTCGGCCGTGATCTCCTTGATGAGTTCCTCGAGCATCTGCACGTTCTTTTGCAGCTCCGGAATGCACGCCTTGGCAGCGTCTTCCTTCCGGTAGTGCCATGCTTCATCAAAGTGGTGATAGGTGCCCGTCAGGTCGTTCTTCACAAGCTGATTGCCCTCCATCACGACGGTGTTGGCGATCTCGTAAGAGATTCGCCAGCCGTTCCAATGCGAGCCGCAGACGGTGCCTCGGTAGACAGTTGCCACGGGTGTTCTCCTCAGAATGGAATTTCGTCATTGGGGAAACCGCTCGCCGCATCGGCCTTCTGCGTCAAGGTCCGCTTCGGAGGAGCCTTGGCGGCCTGGGCCGCAACCGGTGCCGACGACGGCAGGAAGCCGTTGACGTACACACGCTGGTTTCCGTCCTGGTCAAGCACCGGGTTGCCGTCCTTCACCGCCCGCTGCGTCTTCACGACGAGCACTTGGCCGATGAGGATGTCGTCAAGGTCGGCGTCCCACGGTCGCCCCAGCGACTCGTTGAGATTCATCGCGGCCTTCTGGTCCCGCTTCTCGTTGGGATTCAGCCACTTCTCGACTTCGTTGTAGGAGTCGTTCGTGTCGCGGAAGGTGACGATGCACCAGTTCTCGCCCTTCTTCGACACGAAATCCTTGATCTTGGTAATCGCCATCTCGTTTTCCCCGTCGGGGATAACAGACGAGGCGAAATCGTCTTCACTGAAACGGTCGAACTTCACGACTCAATCTCCGGGGTGTGAACCTTGCTGCCGATCCGCACGATGCGGTCGGCTTCTCCGATCAGGGCGTCGTCGATGATCGACTTGGCCCTGTTGAAACTCATCAACCCGTTAAGGAACGAGCTTGAAGTCTCAAAAACGATCCTCATCACTGCGTCGTGCTCGCGGCACGACTTCTTCTCGTCGTCGCTGCGACTCATGCGTGCACCTCCTCGGGCGATAGGGCTGCACGACGCTTGGCGATGGCCGCCCCAAGCGTGTTCCGCTGGCTCTCGGTCAGGTCGCCGGACGTGACCGCCTGGTTGGCGCCGGTCTCGATCGCATCCAGGTCTTCCAGAGACGCCGCGGCCTTGACGCGATCGCCCCAGCCTGGCTTGGTCGGCGTCACGCCGGAAAACAGCGGGGCGAGAGCCTCGGCCGTCATCGGCAACTCAGCCGGCAGGCCGAAACGGTTCTTGGCGTCCCACGCTGCCGTCCGCTCGGTGTGCAGAACCCGCTCCTTCCCGCCGCGGGCCCGGGTGCGACCGTCGTCGCCCTCCACCAACCGGGTCTTGTAGTTGGCGAAAAGAAGGCAGTCAGCCCATTCCTTCACCAGCGGAGCCGACTGCTTCGTGAGCTTGAGTTCGTAGCGGTCGTATCCCTCGTCTAGATCCGGCGGGTTCGTCCTCGCCACCTTGGAGTGGGCGATGAGAACTACGTTCAAACCGCGGTCGATGAGCGTGTCGCATACGGAAAGGAGTCGGCCCATAGCCTCCGACACCATCGTGTAGCCCTTGCCGAAGCCGTAGTCCTCGATCGACCGTTTCTGGTCCTTGCGGAGCATGTGGTCGATCATCTGCCGCTCTGCCTTGTCGATCGTGTCAATCACGATCGTCTGAAAGCCTTGGCAATCCCTCGCGAGGGCGTGCAGGTCGCCTTCGAGCTGCATGAAGGTGTCCACCGCCGACCGGCAAACGTCGATGTTGTTGGTCCCGTCCTCGGTATCGAGCACCAGCGGATTCGGCATCTGCGATGCCAACGTGCTCTTGCCGATCGACTCGACGCCGTAAACGACGATCCTCTTCGCCCGAACCCTGATACCCTTCGTGATTTTCAGACTCATCGCACGCACTCCCTGCGGATTTCCGCGGATGCCGCCTCCACCGCCTGGCGGAGAAACAACACGTCACCCGGGTTTGCTCTGTAGGTCTGGCCGTGGAGCCGTTCCATCGACGTGAGAAGCAGTGACGCAGCACGGTGGACCCGTGACAGCGTCGCCTCCCTCGCCGATACATGGCCCCTACTTGCCCTTGTGGCTGCCGTAGCCATCGCTTGAATCGCCATCCTTGCGCTCCAGTTCTGTCCTGATGATGTTCACGTCCTCGGGTGCCTCGATGCCGACACGGCACCGCGGCCTGCCGTGCAGGTGGCTCATTTCCGTGATGGTCACGACGATGTCGCGACCAATCCGGATCGACTCACCCTCACGCCGCGTTAGCACAAGCATCCATTCCTCCATCCAGCGGGCCGGCCGTGGCCGCACTGGCTAACGTCCTGTCACTGGCCGGCTCCGCCGGCCTCCTTCCCGGCACGATCCGTCGTGCCGGTCTCCTGATTTGTCCATGACGATCCACGCCACTGGCGGCCGGTGGCGTCCTGGCGGCGGCGAACCTCGGAAATGCGAGTCAGAGTCGCCACGTCCACATGCAGAGTCAGAGAAAACTCGTTCTGCAGGTTGTCGAGCTGCTCCATCGCTTCGGCCACGGCGTCGAAGAGTGCCTCGGCGTCGCCAATCTCGATCCGTTCGTCGATCGACAGGTCGATCACGTCGTTGAATGCCATACGACGAGACTGCATCGCCATCGAATCGACCGCCCGCTGCCGCAGGGTGCCGGCGATCACTGCGACTTGAACCGCTGCCTCCCGTCGGGCTTGCCGAAGATCGACTCCGGTGCGTCCGGCGGCGTCCAACTGTTGTGGTACGCATTCCGCCTGGCTCGCTCCTCCGGCGACCACGTCAGCCGGATGGCGGATGCTTCGAGTTGAATCAGCAACTCGTTTGGCTCCTGGACTCTTCGCTCCAGGTTGGCGTCGATCAGTGCGTCCATGCGTGCGTCCCTTCGTAATGCGGGATGCCGTGGCGGCCTTCTTGTGCTGTTTCACGGCAACTCCCTCGCCTTGGTTGGCCACCCATCACTGTGATGAGTGGCTTAGTCATAGGTGTACGGAAGTTCAGTTTCCGGTCAACTCGGTTTTTTGTGCGGCTAGCACGGGGAAAAGACTGAGTTGGGGAGTCGAACTTTCGTGGCACCTGCCGCAACCGCATAGCGTGATGCTTTGCATTGGTCACGACGAGGGGAAGAATAGCAGACCTCTTTGCATTGTCAACGCCGAAGAAATGCGGCGAAAATCGCAGATTGCGAAAAAGTCAGCGAGCGGCCTTGCGTCGCGGCTTCTTGGTGCGCTTCGCGGCCTTGGCCTTGCGGACGGCCCCGCGCGGGAATCCGCCGGTGGGCGTCTTTTCCACCTCAGCCGCCAGCATCTCGTTGACGCTGGACCGATAGACCAGCCATCCAAGCTCGCCGATCCGCAAGCCTTTCAGCCGCCCGGAGGCGATCGCCCTGGTCACGGTGGACGGGGCTCGAGCACCGATCGCCTTCATGACCTGCTGAACGGTCATCATCTGCGTGGAAACGTCGAAATCTGCCATGGCTATCATTCCCCCATACTACGCAAAGGATCGTGCAAAGCAACTGTCTTGCCTGCCCGACCGCTCCATCCCCCCAGCGGCAGCCCCATCGTTTGCATTAGGGCTGCCGCGAGCAAACAGTCGTATGTCGGGCAGATTTCAAGTGGAGGCGAGGGGAGTCGAAATCTCACCCCCACAAGGCGGTATCCCATCGGAGGGATGTACGCCCGTGCACTAGTCGCGTAATCTGGCCCCATAATCACCAATGGGAGATGAGCCATGACGATCAGAGAAGTTGCCGAGCGTTACGCCCTGTTGCGGGAACTGAAACCACACACGATCGGCCTGTACGGGATGCTTTGGGACCGGTTTGAGCGGTTCTTGGGGCGGCCCGGGACCGTCGAAGACTTCGACGACCTGCTGGTGTCGAAATACCTGCGGTGGAGGGCGGAGACACCTGGGTGGCGTGGTCGGCTGCCGTCATCCGCCAGCGTGCGGAAAGACCGGGTGATGATCGCCGCAGTGTGGACCTACGCTGCCCGGAAGCGTTGGGTCGGTGAGTTTCCTGAGTTGCCGAGGATTCGGGTGCCGAAGCGGCTGCCGGTTGGTCGGGCCTATACGGCCGAAGACGTGTCGAAGCTGATTCGCACCGCCAAGAAGCGGATCGGCAAGACTGGCGGTTTGCCGTCGAAGTGGTGGTGGCCGACGTTTATTTACGCGGCTGTCTGTTCCGGGGAGAGATTCTCTGCGTTGTCCGCCCTGCGGTGGGACCAAGTGGACCTCGAGCGGCGGAGGGTGATTTTCTTGGGGAGCACGAGGAAGAACGGCACGCGAGACATCGAGCGGGGCATCACGCCGCAGCTCGCAGAGATGATGGCCGAGCACCGCCGCGGGCCGGACGATCTGGTGTGGCCGTGGGATCGGCGGACCAGGAGCCAGTGGGCGAGTTTGAAGGTGTTGTGCGACTCAGCAGGGGTCAGATACAGGGGTTTTCATGGCCTGAGACGGACGGCGGCAAGTTATGCAGCACTGAAAGATGGCACGGCCGCGGCAACGGCGCTCCTCGATCACATGGACCCCAATCTTCAAAGGGTCTATGTCGATCCCGTGATTTGCCCCACGGACGGCGGAGGGATGGCGTGGTTCCCAGAGTTGGACATTGGCGATTTGCCGGTGGATCCGCCACCTCCAGTTGCAGGCGATGGCCCGGACGTACTTGAGTTTCGCCGGCAGGGGCCTGGGGCGGCTTGAACGCCTCGCCGCAGACGACTATCATTGCAGCCACCTCGGAGGCTGTATGCGTCCCCTCATTGGCCGGATGTTGGTGTTTGCCCTTGGCGGTGCCTTCGTAGCAACCGCCTGGGTGTGGTCCCTGCGGGCGATGATCGGAACGCTGCCGGTTGAGCACGGGCCTGCACCAGCGTTGACGCCACCGGCGAGGATCGCGGTTGTCGAGGAAGTCGTGGAGCCGCCGCCCCAGGCCCCGGAGCCGGCAAAAAGGGTTCCGCCGCCTGTTCGGTTCAATCCGAACCTTGACGGGCGAAACGGCGTTGGCGTCAGCGCGTCTAGCGTGCGTGGCGAGTTTGGGGGCCGCTGATTCGCTGAGCGCGACAGCACGCCGATAGGTGCCGAGAGTGGCACCGTAGAGGCCTTGTGCGGGTTTACGGTGTCAGTCTTGGCGCGTTGCCTGGATTGCTTGCTTGATTGACTCGAACAGGGCTTGTGCCGCCGAAGTCACGCTGTCGCCTTTCGCCATGTTGTCGGCTGCAGATAGCGGACGAAGGTTGCGGAAGTTTGAAACTGCGAGGACTTCGACCGGGTCGTTGAAGTTGACGGCTGCGATCGGGAAAATGTGGTCGATGTGCCACACCGACCCCCAGTTGTCCCACGTCCAGCCTGGCCGTAGCAACGATTCAATATGTGCTGCGGCCTCTTGAAACGAGCACCCAAGGTAGAGCTGAGACTTGCCGACCTTTCCCCTCACCTTTGATACCCTGTGAACTATCTCACGAAGTCGCTTTGCCATGCGAAATGAGTGATCTGTGTGGTACTTTTCTTTCTGCCATCGCCGCCGGTATCGCAGGCAGTAATCGCGGTGATTCTTGTTCCATGCCTTTTTTCTGGCGTATGCCGCAGCCCGAAAAGCTGGGTCGGAATCTTGCCTGGACTTCCATCTCCTCCGTGCGCTCTCGTTTTTCTTGAGTGCGAACTCAGGGTCCGACTGCCTGCGAGATTTGACGTATTCGCGGTGATACGCGAGCCGCTTCTCCCTGTAGGCGGATTCGCTGCGGTACCTTTCTTTCGCCCGCTGGTGCTTCCGTTTCGCCTGTAGCCGAACGGCCTCTCGGTTCTCTGGATTGCGTCTCCACGCCCGCCTTTTTTCGTCGGCATTCTTTCGGTACTCGGGGTCGGCTCGAAGCCGCCTCATTCTTTCGGCCGCCGCCACCAGTTCCGGGTGTTTTACCACCATCGCAAGCAACCTCCGTGATTGCTTGCGACTGTACGGAGGTTCAGGTATCGGTCAACCTGGGATCACGCAGGAAACGCCCCCGTGCGAGCGCGCGTAGGGTCAACAAATGGGTGCC